GATCAGCCAGTGATGAATTCATTTGGCGTGTCCCTGCGTAACGGCCTGATGCATCACCGTTGGTCAGGGTGTTATCAGCGGCAAAGACCAACACACCGTTGGCGCGGCGCCGAACCTGACCTCCGAAGTTGACGGCACTGTTAGGCTCGAGCAAACCGTTGAGGGGGGCAAGCTCACCCGCATCACAGTTTGAGATCTCATCGAGCAAGATCACAGTCGATGGCGAAGTGAACGCAGTCAGGAAAGCACCACGTTTAAACACAGTAGCACCGTTCTCAAGGCCAACCGAACCGATGTAGTCCTCGGTTGTTGTGTACTTGTGGAAGTTGATGCGAGTGAATGAGCGGCCTGTGCGAGCGGCAAACTGCTTGGCGGTCTCTGATTTGCCAGTGCCTTTCTCGCCTCCGAACCACAGGTTCTCGCCCTTGTTTTGAGCCAACAACAGGTACTCGAGAATGTCCTTAGACCACACAAAGTTGGGGTCAATGGCAGGGGCATCGGGTGCATTCCAAATGTCAACGTACATCTCATGCCCGTGGCAGTCGAGTACTTGCACACCGAACACGTCAAGCACAGTCCTCTTGTCAACGATTGTGGCGGCAACCGTGGCGGCAACAGCGGCCTCAGCACCTGCATCGACCACAGCCTGTTTAAACGGGGCGAATGCCTTGGCAACAGCGGAGGCCACGTCAGCGGCAACCTTGGCATCATCGACCAGTGAGGCGGCTTGATTCTTTGCGAGGTTGTCAAGGCTGATGCGCACGTTGCTGATGTCACCGGCAATTGCGGCAACCGAACCCTCAAGGGCACGGGTAGCGTCAAGACCCTGCAATGCGTAGGCATGGGCACGGTTGGCAACAGCCTCGAGGGCATCGATCTTGGCAGTGTCAATCGCAGTGGCGGCAGTCTGCACGGCAGGCGTGGCATTCATCACCTGATCGAGGGTCAGCTTGCCTGCATCGATCTGATCAGCCAACCAGTTGATGCGGTCAAGCTTGTTGTTCAAGTGGGAGGGGGCGCTTGCGGCAATGGTAGCGCCAACGATTTTGCCGATGGGGATAGACAGCAGGCGGTCTTTTGTTGTGAGGGGTTTTGTCATGATTTCTCTCCTATGTTTAAACGGGTCAGGCAAGGGCGAACATGTCGCCACAGCGGCAAGTGGGAAGCTCAACGTCACCGTGGGCGTTGTAGACCCACTTGGCGGTCATGCGAATACTGCATTGGCATGTTGGGCACTTGGCAAGCAACATGCGTGTGCCTTGGGACTTGTGCACCGACACGTCAACCTTGGCGTGAGGGTAGATGCCCAGTGAATCGATGATGGCCTGATAGGCATCAGTGAAAGCCTGACCATGAGTCACCTCTTTGTAGGGGTTTGACACAGTCCCTGATGGGAGGATGTGCATGGCATCAGCGACACGGGCATAGGCCAAGTTGGTCACATTGAGAGCGCCCTTGGCGGTGCGGCACAGTTGAGAAATCAGGGTCTCGGTTACCTTGGTAGGGTTGTCGAGGATCGGGGAGATGAAGATCTCATAATGCCCGTCAGCGCTGTTGGTATTGGGGATGCACTCGCCCAACACCTTGAAGCCTGATCGCTTGGCATTGGTAGGGTAGGCACAGGCGACCCGAATTTCAGCGGGTAATGTGTGACCACGGGAAGAGAAAAAGGGACGCAGTTCATCGACTGCGGCATTGAGCCAGTCCTCACGGTTGGCGTGGATGGGTAGAAGTTCCATAGTAGGTCTCCGAAGTAGTGCGACATTGCACTGCATTGCCCCCGTGCGGAGGGGCAACACGCTGTAATGTCAAAGCTTGGCCTGTCGATCTCTGATGGCATCGATCTCAGCCCACAGCTTGATGTAGTAGGGGTCATCAGTGGGTAGATGACTATTCAATTGCAGGGTCAGGTGACAGTCGTACAGGGCACGGGCACACATGTTGCTGTCGTACTCTGCAAACTTGTTGCGACACTGGGCGGTCAGTTCACCGTAGGTCATGCTGTCACCTTGCGGTTGAGGCATTCGTTATAGGTGCCAGTGAAAAAGATGCGGTATCCGTTGCGCTCAACGTCACCCTTGCAGACGATGATGTTGCCGTGGCGGTCAATCTGTGCTGTATACATAGTAAATCTCCGAAGCAGTGCGAAAGTGCACTCCAATGCCCAAGGGCATCAGACTGAACTCTTTCAGTCCTACGTGGTGCGATCACCTGTAGGGTAGAGAGATCTGCACTCCCCACTGTACTTTGCCCTCACGGGTCAGTGGATCTAAGCGGTAATCTCTGCGCTAAGCTCCATTGTAATAGCGTTTAAATCAGGGGTGCAATAGTTACTTGAGCAAACTGTAGGGTTATTAATTGGTGACTGACGACAATATATATATGTCAGAGGGTCAAAATGCGTTTGAACTACAAAGTATTCATTCTGTAGAAAATGTAACACTTTGCCGAAAAGTATTAAAAAACGCTCAAAACGGCCTAGGATCGTTTAAAACGGGGTGGGGTAGGGTAGGGGTGCCAAAACTGCAAACGGACGCTCCTAGGCCCCTTAAAATCGATTCTAGAGGCCATAGGGTTTACCCTTATTTTGTGGATAACTATGCCCTTTTTGTCCACATTTTGTGGGGATAACTTTCAGCCTGCTGTGGATAACGTGGGAAAACCCTAACTGCACCAAAATGAATAACCTGTGGATAACTTTCGGACTTATCCACAGGCTTGGACAACCTGTGGATAACTGTGTACAATGCGAACAGTGCGTTACCGTACATCAGTGTATGGTGATGGGGTCGGGTGTGATACTGCATGGAGCGTTTAAACATGAGCAAGGTGACCAAGGAACAGTACAAGGCAGAGTTGGACGAGGCACTGCAAGCGGAGGACTGGCTCGAGGGTGACGAAGGCCACGCAGATCTTAGCGAAGCGGAACAGTTAGCCCATGCCGCAGAGAAACCAAAGCTAAGAAAGGATGGGGAAGTAAAGGGATCAGAGATCAGAAGACCCAAGCCCTTAAGTGCAAGACAAGTACTGTTCTGTCAGGGTGTTATACAGGGCAAAAGCCTACGGCAAGCATACAGAGATGCGTATGCCAACGACACAGGATCAGATGCAAGCATCAGCGCATCAGCAAACAAACTGATGAAAGATCCGAGGATCAAACGGGTGCTAGAGGAAGCATGGGAAGAGACAGTGGAACACCTGTCGGAGGACATCTCAGCGTCAAAGCGATACGTGCTCAAAGGGCTGTTGGCACTAAGCAAGGGAGCCAAGCAAGAAGGTACGAAACTGAAAGCACTGGAACTGATGGGCAAAGCATCAGGGCTGTTCACCCCGACAGACGTACAAGACAAAGCAGTGGTCACCGCAGATCAATTAAAGAGAGAACTCGCAGGCCACATGAAGCTGTTAGAGAATGCCAAGGCATCAGTGCTTGATGTAGACGCAAAGCGTTTCACTAGTTTAAACAGTACGCCAGACGCTGTACATAACGTTGCACCAGACACGTTGCCAGACGTGGCACAGGGCGTTTAAACATGTGGCATACCCTTACCCCCACCGGTACCCGACCCCCACTTGGCACGATACGACACCCCTCCGCGCATTACGCTCTAATCCACACATCCAAAAACCCCCATACAGAAAGCCCCCCATGTCTTTCCAAACGCAACACCCCCGGGGTATATATATTTTCAAAAAACATGTTGCGAACGTTCGCATATGCGTTTAAACTACCCGTGTTGGTGAATGCGTAGGCTGATACGCGAGGGATTCGGACAATAGAGCCATTACCCACTTGTGGGCCGATACCTTTAAACGTCGTGGGGAAACGAACAAAAGCCGGAGTTCAGTACCGGTCGCCAACGCCTTAAAGGATTGATATGAAACGCAGAGACTTCTTAGCTTCATTGATTGCAACGGCCACGGTATTGCCATTGGAGTCGTTTGCTTCGCCAAAGATTTGGAACACTGCGGCCTTGACGGAAATGCTTGAGGGGATGTTTGCTTGTCAGATGGGGCCAGCATCTGCGGTGGTGTATTTGAATAAGGATTGGATTGCGGAGCCGTTGTTAATGACTTCCGTAGACCCGCAGTATCCGAATCAGATTTTGAAGTCGTATGCTCCGCCGCCTGATGGGTACGAGAGTTATGAGTACGAGACATATGTGGCCGCAGTTAAAGGCGGAACTGCCGAGGAGGCTGAGGCAAAGCTTGCCAAGCATTTCTATGAAGAATTTTCAAAAGTCCCTGCGGGGCAGTTGGTGTGGAGAACCAAGCCAACGTTCTCCAGTCATGAGATTGTGGAGTTTGGCAAGACTTGGATGACCAGCGAAGAGCTGGAGGATTTGCGGGTAACCCCGGTTATCCCGGAGGGTGTTGAGTACGACATCTCTTGGGGTAACTACAGGTATGTCAAAGAGAAGTACATGTTGCACAAGATGCGTATGCGTTTGGTGTTGCCTGATGTTTACGATCCGGATGCGCCGTCTGTGCCCGGGTTGTTTAAACCTGAAGGCTCGCAGGTATCAAAATTCATATGAAGGCACATTGTGGTTGACAACCAAACTGGAGCACTTAGTCACTGCACCGGGCAGTGTGCCCTCATATGACCAAGAGACGGCAGTTAGTTCTGGATTTCATCCGTGCATACATCAGGTTGCACGGGGTTCCGCCGTCTTATGAAGTTATTGCTAAGGGGATTGGGTTGAAGTCAAAGTCAAACATCCACCGGATTGTTCACCGGTTGAAAGATGACGGACTGCTTGAGACCAAGCCGTACAAGTTTCATGCAATTAAGTTAGTGGACACTTCAGCAAAGAGTATTATCAAACTATGAGTTTATTGACCCACGAAGAGATCGCCAAGTATTTGGCTATGGTTCCCAAGGCATCCCCTGAGAACCGGGCCAAGATTCAGGCTTTACTTGAGATGGATAAGATCGAGCGCAGTAAAGAGTCGTTCTTGTACTTTGTGACTCAGATGTGGCCTGTGTTCATTTCAGGAGCACACCACAAAGTGATGGCAGATGCTTTTGAGAGGGTAGCCCGTGGAGAACTCAAGAGATTGATCATCAACATGCCACCCCGGCATACCAAGTCTGAGTTTGCTTCATTTTTGTTGCCTGCGTGGTTTTTGGGGAAGTTTCCCCATAAGAAGATTATTCAGACTGCCCACACTGCCGAGCTGGCTACGGGGTTTGGACGAAAGGTGAGGAATCTTGTTTCATCAGAGACGTATCAGAAGGTATTTCAGACGAAGCTATCGAGCGATTCAAAAGCCGCAGGTCGCTGGAACACTCATATGGGCGGGGATTACTTCGCTATCGGTGTTGGCGGCGCTGTTACAGGTAAGGGCGCAGATCTCTTGATCATCGATGACCCGCATTCAGAGCAGGAAGCCAAGCAAGCTAACCCTGCTGTGTTTGATGGGGTCTATGAATGGTTCACTTCCGGCCCTCGTCAGCGTCTCCAGCCGGGCGGAGCCATCATTATTGTGATGACACGGTGGTCTAAGCGTGATTTGACCGGCCAGATTCTCAAAAATTCAGGAAAAGATGGCGTAGATCAGTGGGAAGTCATTGATTTTCCCGCAATCATGCCCAACGGAAACCCTTTGTGGCCCGGATTCTGGTCTAAATCGGCCCTAGAAGCCCTGAAAGCTGAACTTCCAGTCTCAAAATGGGAAGCGCAGTACCAACAAAACCCCACATCCGAAGAAGGCGCGATCATTAAGCGTGAAAACTGGCGGATTTGGGAAGAAAAACGCCCGCCTGCTTGCGAATACATCATTCAATCTTGGGATACTGCGTTTGAAAAGAACAATCGGGCCGACTATTCAGCCTGCACGACGTGGGGTGTGTTCCAACATCCAAATAAAAACGGAGATCTGCGGCCAAACATCATCTTGCTTGATGCTTTCAAAGAACGCATGGAGTTTCCAGAGTTAAAACACAAAGCTCTGGAGATGTACAAGGAGTTTGAGCCGGATACCCTGATTGTTGAGAAGCGTGCCGCTGGCGCTCCGCTCATCTATGAGATGAGAAAGATGGGAATTCCGATGTCGGAGTATACGCCGGGCAAAGGAAACGATAAGATCTCGCGTGTAAACGCAATCTCTGACCTGTTTGCATCCGGAATTGTTTGGTGTCCTGAGACCCGCTGGGCTGAGGAAGTGATGGATGAACTTGCCTCCTTCCCCAACGGCGACCACGACGACCTTGTCGATTCAAGCAGTCAGGCTTTGATGCGGTTTCGCTTGGGGGGCTTCATCTCTATTGACTCAGACGAGCAAGATGAGCCTATGACTTACCGCAGAAAAGTAGCCTACTACTAAGGAATATTATGAGCATTGAACAATCATTGAGCCAAGCCCCTCTGGGTTTAAACGACTTGGTCATGGACGACACACCGGCAATCGAGATTGAGATTGAGAACCCCGAAGGTGTGCGTGTAAACATGGACGGTGTTGAAATCGACATGATGGCAGAGGAGTCTGAAGAAGGCTTTGACGACAACCTCGCCGAATACATGGACGCAGGAGATCTACAGAAGATTGCCAGCGACTTGATTGAAATGGTTGACGCAGACATCAACTCCCGCAAAGACTGGGTCGAGATGTACGTCAAAGGTCTTGATGTTTTGGGAATGAAATATGAAGAGCGTACTGAGCCGTGGTTGGGTGCGTGCGGTGTTTTCTCGACTGTACTCACCGAAGCCGCCGTCAGGTTCCAAAGCGAAACAATTATTGAGACTTTCCCGGCTCAAGGCCCGGTCAAGACGGAGATCATCGGGGCTATTGACAAACTTAAGGAAGAGGCGGCGGAGCGTGTCAGAGATGACATGAACTACAAGCTCACGGAAGGTATGCCTGAGTACCGTCCTGAGCATGAGCGTATGCTGTACTCCTTGGGTCTGGCTGGCGCGGCATTCAAGAAGGTCTACTACGATCCATCCTTGGGCCGTCAGGCATCTATCTTCATCCCCGCAGAAGATGTGATCATCCCCTACGGCGCATCCAGCGCCATGACATCTGAGCGTGTGACTCACATCATGCGCAAGACCAAGAACGACATCCGTAAACTCCAAGTCTCAGGCTTCTACCTTGACGAGGATCTTGGCGATCCTCTCCAGTTCTACACAGACGTAGAGAAGAAGAAAGCCGAAGACCAAGGCTACAGCCTCAATGACGATGACCGCTACCAGATCTACGAGATCCATGTAGACTACGATCTGCCGGGATATGAAGATGAGGATGGCATAGCTTTGCCTTACGTCATCACATTGGAGCGTGGCACAACCAAGATCTTGTCTATCCGCCGCAACTGGTCAGAAGATGATGAGCATCGCCTCAAGCGCCAGCACTTTGTACAGTACACATATGTCCCCGGCTTTGGTGCTTACGGCCTTGGCTTGATTCACCTGATCGGTGGATACGCCCGTGCAGGTACATCTCTGATTCGTCAGTTGGTTGACGCTGGTACTCTGTCTAACTTGCCCGGCGGCTTGAAGACTCGTGGCCTGCGTATCAAGGACGACGATACCCCCATCACCCCCGGTGAGTTCCGTGACGTTGACGTGCCTAGCGGTACAGTCAAAGAGAACATCATGGCCCTGCCATACAAGGAACCATCGCAGGTTCTCTTGGCTCTGCTGAATCAAATCACAGACGAAGGCCGCCGCCTTGGATCAATCGCAGACATGAACATCAGCGACATGTCTGCCAACGCTCCCGTCGGTACAACTCTGGCTCTGCTTGAGCGTCAGTTGAAGACAATGTCTGCGGTGCAAGCCCGTGTCCATTACTCCATGAAGCAGGAGTTCAAACTGCTCAAGGAAATCATCCGTGACTACACCACAGATGATTATGAGTACACACCTGTTGCAGGAACACCACAGGCTAAACGATCTGACTACGACATGGTGGACGTTATCCCTGTGTCAGATCCCAACAGCGCCACGATGGCCCAAAGGATCATGCAGTATCAAGCAGTCATTCAGTTGGCCCAAGGTGCTCCACAGATCTACAACCTCCCAGTTCTGCACCGCCAGATGATTGAAGTGCTGGGCATCAAGAACGCAGACAAGTTAGTTCCAATTGATGATGACATGACACCTCGTGATCCAGTCTCAGAGAACATGAACTTCTTGACCGGCAAACCCAACAAGGCGTTCATCTATCAAGACCACGATGCTCACATCGCCACGCATACATCCATGATGCAGGATCCGATTGTGATGGGCCAGCTAGGCCAGAACCCAATGGCCCAGCAGATGCAAGCCGCCATGATGGCTCACATCGCAGAGCACGTAGCTTTCCAATACCGCTCCAAGTTGGAACAGCGTCTGGGTGCAACGTTGCCAAAACCCAACATCGAGATGCCCGAGGAAGTGGAAGTTCAGTTGTCCAAGTTGGTTGCACAAGCCGCACAGCAGTTGCTCCAGATCGACAAGAACGAAGCCGCCCAGAAGCAAGCCCAACAACAGATGCAAGACCCCGTCATGCAGATGCAACAGGCCGAGCTTCAGATCAAGCAACAAGATGCACAAACCAAAGCGCAGAAAGTTCAAGGAGAGCTTGCCATCAAACAGGCAGAACTCCAGCTCAAAGCGCAAGAGGTTATGTCAAAGCAAGGCGAAGATCCTGCGATGGCCGCACAGCGCCAGCAACAAGAGATTGCTATGGAAGCCATGAAGCATCAAGCTGAAATGCGCCGTGCAGAGCAAGAGCATCAGCAGTCTCTGGAACACAGCCAACAGACTCAAGATCTCCAAGCTAAACAGCAACTTCTCCAGATGATGCTGAATGCCAAGAACCAACAAAACCAACCGAAAGGTGAATGATGAACCCACTGCTTGAAAGTTTAAACAAGAAGCTTGAAGAACACATCAAGCAGTTGGTTGATGTTGTCAGTGGTGGTGGTGCTAAATCCCACGATCACTACAAAGAACTGTGCGGGACGATCCGAGGTCTGCAAACCGCTCAGTATGAACTTGCCGACCTCGTGCGAAAAACCAAGGAATATGAAGATGACTGAATTTGATGTTAGTGCGGTTGATCTAAGTGGAGTGCTCAATACCTCCGCCGAAGAGAAAGCCAAACAAGTGCCCGATCCGGCAACTTACCACCTCCTCTGTATGCTCCCCAAAGCAGAAGAAGAGTTCAGTGAGACAGGGATCTTGAAATCTGCGCAGGCTATCCACCACGAGGAGCTTCTTTCCCCCGTGTTGTTTGTTGCAAAGATTGGCCCAGATGCATTCAAAGATGCCACCCGTTTCCCCTCCGGCCCATCATGCAAAGTTGGCGACTTTGTGTTAGTACGTCCTAACACTGGAACCCGCATGAAGATTCACGGCACAGAGTGGAGACTGATCAACGATGACTCAGTGCAAGCTGTTGTGCAAGACCCACGTGGTATCCAACGCCCATAAGGAGTAGATCATGGCTGAAATTGAAAAAACCGAATTTGAATTTCCTGACGAGGCAGAAGCAAACCCCCGTAAAGGTGGGCGAGTTGTAGAGCCTGAACCAGAAGTTGCAGAAGAAAAACCTGAAATCGAGGTGGTAGACGACAACCCTGAAGATGATCGTTATAGAACCCCGATGACAGAACCTCCTCAAGACCCCACGGAAGAAGAGCTTGCCTCGTATTACGAGAGCGTCAAGAACAGGTTTAAACACTTTACCAAGGGCTATCACGAAGAACGCAGAGCCAAAGAGGCGGCGCTCCGTGAGAAAGAAGAGGCCCTGCGCCTTGCTCAAGCAGTCTACGAGGAGAACAAAAAACTCAAAGGCTCCGTCAATCAAAACCAGACAGCTCTCTTGGAACAAGCCAAGAAAGTTATCAGCGCAGAGATTGAAGATGCAAAGCGCATGTACAAGGAGGCTTACGAGTCAGGAGACTCCGACAAGCTTCTGGAAGCGCAGGAAGCACTAACTACCGCCAGAATCAAGGCGGATAAAGTAAATAATTTTAGACCTGCCCCTTTACAGGAAGAAGAAACTCCTGTACAAATAGCACCGCAACCTCAACAAGCGGCACCTGTTGATGAAAAACTACTTGCATGGCAAGACCGAAATCAGTGGTTTGGAAGCAACAAGCGCATGACTTCATATGCCCTCGGGTTACATGAAGAACTTGTCGAGACCGGTATTAGGGTTGGAAGCGACGAATACTATAAACGTATCGACGCTGACATCCGTGAGAGATTCCCCGACCAAGTTGGAGCCGGGGATCCCGTTGATGCGAAACCTCAACGAACCAAATCCAACGTTGTCTCACCTGCCACACGTAGTACAGCGCCTAAAAAAATCGTACTTTCGCAGACGCAAGTGAATATCGCCAAGCGGTTGGGAGTTCCATTGGAACTGTACGCCCGTAAGGTTGCTGAAGAAATGAGGAAATGAAAATGGAAAAATCTGCTCGTCCAAGTCGTGATCTGAGTACACGCGAGGTTTCGGAGCGTCCAAAGCAATGGATGCCACCCAAACTTCTACCCGACCCCAATCCGGAAGAGGGTTATGCGTTTCGCTGGATTCGTATTGCGTCTTTAGGGAAAGATGACCCCACGAACTATTCCTCAAAGCTTGCCGAAGGCTGGGAACCTGTTAAGGCTTCTGACCACCCTGAGATTCGTCTCTTCAATGCTACCGCCGCGAAATTCCCGGACAGTATTGAAGTGGGAGGTTTGTTGCTTTGCAAAACCCCAGTAGAGTTTACTGAACAGCGTGATGCTTACTACCGCCAACAAGCGGAAGCGCAGATGCAATCAGTTGACAATACTTTCATGCGCGAAAATGACCCACGGATGCCTATGTTCAAAGAACGTAAGTCCACAGTCAGTTTCGGAAAAGGTATTTAACTTTTTTGGAGTCTATAGATGGCATACCCTACCATTGACAAGACGTATGGTTTCAAGCCTGTCAATCGCATTGACGGCCTACCCTACGCCGGAGCGATCCGTCAAATCCCAATCGCACCTTCCTACGCTACTGCCATTTTGAACGGTGACACTGTTCAAGTTGACACTAACGGATACATTACAGCTCAATCTACTACCGATTCCGGTAAGATTGCTGGCGTGTTGGTTGGTTGTTCTTACATCAACTCTTTGGGTCAACCGACTTTTAGTCAGTACTACCCAGCCGCAACTTCAACATCTACCCAGATGGCATTTGCGTTTGTTGTTGATGATCCTATGGCGGCATTCCGTGTCTGCGCTACAGTCGCTGGCTCTACCACTCCCACAGCTTATAGCCGTGCGATTGTTGGTTCCAACGTTGCTTTGGTTGCAG